TTAAGACCTGGAGTTTTTCCAAATCCAGCTTGAACTTGATCTCCTGATTGATTCATAATAGTTTTTGGTGTGAAACTAGCTGCGCTTGACCCATAGATATTTGTATTAGTTGCATCATAAGCTAATTCTCCTTGAGACTGAGGAAATAAATTTAAAAATTGTCCTCCTGCTAAAGCTCCTTCTCTATAACCTATTCTACCACCATCAGCTTTATATTCAGTCATGTTAGATTCTACGAATTCATTGACTTCTTGATCAGTAGCATTTTTGTTTAAGTTTCTATAATACTGTGCAAGATAACTTCTCAAGGCTTCAGGGTTTTGTCTTAGTTCTTCTACCTGTTGATCTTCCATACCTGCAAATGCACCACCTAAAGCTAAAGCTCCTGTTATTTTTTGTGCACCAGTCAATCCATCTAAAATACTTTTACCCTTACCTAAAATACCTGTTAGTCCACTACCACCACTAAATAAAGAAGTTAGTCCTCCAGGCATTAATGCATTAGCACCAAAACCTAACATAGCAACTTTAGCCACAGGTGATTTAACTATTTTTTTAACAGTCTTACCAATAGACTTTACTAGACTTCCTAGTCCATACATTTGTCTTGGTTGTTGCATTCTTGAAATTGGCATTATTTATCCGACGCTGCTCCTAATGGTGGCATTGCTGCTACTTTAATTTTTAATGATCTAGTTATATGTTCTTTTTGAGTTGCAGTTGATGGATTAGCAATATCATCTTCTGCCTCTTTATCTGAATTGTACTCGTAATTTGTTTGTGTATTTCTTAATACAACTTCTGTTTCACATTTTACAACCGGTATTTTTTTACCATTTATGATTGTATAGTTTACTGAACCTTCTTCTTTAAATGCCATAATTAATCCCTGTTGATTTCAAGTATTGCACAAGTGCCCTGAAATATATTAGCAGAACCAGCCTGTAATTGCAATTTATCATTTTCTTCTAATACAACTGATCCATCAGATATTGATCTAGAGTCACCACTATTTACAGTATGTTCAGCAAATTGAAAAGCAGTTGTTACTGAATTATCATATAAAAAAGCTTTTATTTCTGTGTTAGCAGCACCAACGTTTGCAGTGTGTATATTTTGTATTATAGCTCTAGAGTTTGAAGGTACAGTATAGACATCTGTAACATTTGTTGTAGTTAAATTAAATTGTGCATTTTTATAAATATTTGCCATTAGCTATTATCTCCTGCTGATTTAAACCATGTAAATCTTTCTGCTTCTTGTTTTAATTCATTTAAAAAAGTAGAGTTTAATTGTTCAACTACTAAAGCAATAGCTCTATTGATTTGTTTCTGGTTAGAAACATCATAGTCTTCTTTTGGTTCTGGTATTCTTATTACTATTTTAGCCATGTTTGTATGATATCCAATCTATATTTTTTTTATTATTTAAACTAATAATATATGAATTAATTTTATCCTCACAAAGCATCATATGTTTATTTTTTTTATATAATTTATGTAAAGCATTTTCACCTGTAACTGAATAAACAAAAGAAAGTTTATTTTTCTTTGCTTCTTTTTTTATTTCATCAATACAAAGTTTCATTGCTTTATATAATTTAATTTTATTAACTTTTGGATTTGAGAATATTCCCCACATAAAACTTAGTTTGGAAGTTTTATCTATGAATAAACCTGCTGCACAAATTGGTTCTTTATCAATTATCATAATACCTACCTTTGGTAAAACTTCTTTAGGTATAGCATTATCCCAATCATATTGTTTACACCAATTAGAGATAGTAGAATAATCTTTACTTACAATCCATTTTCTAGCTTGCATTAATAATGTCTACGTTATTCCCACTATCTTGTTTTGCGTACAGTTTCCAATTATCAAAAAAATCTTCTTCGTTATTCATTAATTTATCTTGTTCATTTACTTCAAAGTAATCTGTAAATAAAATATCATTAATTAAAATTCTTCTGTTCTCAGAACCAAATACATAAACTGTGTGTTCTTCATTATCTAATAATTTACCATGTTTACTATCTTCGACTCTAACCCATTTGTTATTTTCACTAACCATGTGGCTACCGGATACTTTAATACCTTTATAGTCATGTAAATTTTTAACTAAGAATTTACCTGTTGCAAATACTTTACCACCGATTGCAACTTCATTACCTAGATCAACTTGTTCTACTGGTTTTTTAGTTCCATCTAACATTGTAATTAAAGTTCCTTTTAAGAAACATCCACCTGAAGAATTACCTGCTCCTCCACCCTGACTAGTTTGTTGTTGTCTTCTACCAAACTGACCATAATCTTTATTAGTTTTACTTACCGATTTAGATTTTGAAGGTCCTGGTCTTTCTACAGGTCCATCTCCTCCACCATGTATATTAAAACTTGGAGTTTTAGTTTTAGTTTTAGTTTTAGTTTTAGTTTTAGTATTTGCGTCTGACATAATAGTTCCAGAATCTGCTGTTGCATCTTTAAAAAAAGGATCATTATCTATGTCATCTGCAGTTCCAGACATATTAATAAGGTCTTGCATTTTTTGTTTAGCTTTGTTTTGTTCTATAATATTTTCTAATGAAATTTGTGCTGGTGGTGAAACCATATCCATTATTGGATCTCTATATTTAGTAATAGGTTTCGTACCTAATATACTTTTAAAATCTCCTTGAACATTAGGTCCTGTAAATTGATATTTAGGATCTTGTTTATATTCTTCTTGTAATATATCTTTAGTTCTGGTTCTAGCATCACCAAATAAATCTTGTGACTCATCTAATAGACCTAATCTATTTACTAAATCTGCACCTGGTCCTTTGTAGTTAGGATCTTTTTTAGCAGCTTCAATTTGAGATTTAGATAAACCATATTTAGTTCCTAAAGTTTTTTCAATAGTATTTCTTCTTTTATCAAAAGTTTTATCAGTTACTTTAGCTGCGTTGTATCCAGCCATAATACCTTCTGCAGTATTGTAATCATTGCTTACAACTCTTCCAATGTCATCTAGCATAATACCAGAACCTAATAATTCATTTTCTAATTTTGCTCTTGGATTTACAGGAAGTAAACTTTCTATTCCACGTACTGCACTTCCAATTAATTGTCCTGGTATACTATTTTTCATATAACTTTGTATTGCACCAGGTATACCAGTTAGTTGTTTAGGGTCTAATCCACTCATTTCATTAGGATTATTTAAATCAAAAAATTCAGAAGGATTAGCTTTCATATAAGCTCTTTCATTATAATTACTTTCGTCTCTTATTGTATTAGGATCAGGATTGTAAACACTAAAATTATCATCACCTTGTACAGGTAATTGTTTTATTGGTTCTGGTTGTACCGGAATAACAGGTCCTATTGTAGGTGGTTGAGTTCTATCATATTTAAAAGTTTCAGGTAAAGCTCTGTTTAAATATGCTTGTGCTAGATCAAATAAAGTTGCCATTATCTACGTCCATCCGGTTGTATGTCTATTTTTAATGTACCAAAGCGCCAAGACTCACTAACATCAGTGTTTTCTATCTTGATATTAACAAACCGGCCTCTGGCTCTTGTATCCTTTTTATCAGTATTTGCGTTGATTGTAAAGGGACTCAAAGAAGTAGTTGTATCTGATTGTTGAGGGTAACGTTTAACAGCAAGGGTTACTTTTGCATTACCTTGTAAGTCTTTAAAATCAGGTATAAATCTTCTCATAGCTAAGAATACATCACCTGAAGTACCTTCACTTTGTATGTCAAAATCATAAGATTTAACAAAAGAAGTAATTGTAGTTGTAGTACCATCAGGATTTACTTGATCAGTACCTATTTCATGTTCAAATAAAGTTGTTTGACCTAATCCGGATTCACCTACAATAACAGGAAAAGTCCCTGTAGCTGAGTCATTAAATTTAGTAGCTGATGGTTTAGGATATACACTAGCATCAATCCAAGAAGTTCTAGCTTCAGTTCCTATATACCAAACTCCACCTTCTACTTTTTCTCCATAGTTTAAAACTACATATTGATCATTATAATCAGAACTATTTGATGGATAATACCAAGTTACTTCTGTAAATTGATTATTTAATCCAGCATAAATTTGTTGACCTTTGGTAGTATCAGCTTGATCATAAACATAATCTTCGACAGAACATGGTAGAGATTTAACTGTACCATCAAACATAAAGAAACCATTATTAGACATCCAGAAAGCAACACCATCTATTTCAACTGCTGCGTTCTTACCAATTAATCCACAGTTAGTACCAACCTGCTCAAACCCAAAAGTAAAAGGTGCACCAATAAATTTCATTGTGTACAATGCATTATCTGTCCAAACAAGAATTGCTTCTTTTGCTTTTAGTGAACCTATAATCTTTGTACCATCTTGTAATCTTTGTGATCCAGCAGTATTAATTGCAGTTGGTGTATAATTATTAATATCTTCTTGATCTGAAAATCTTATAAACATGTCATCTTGTGTTGATGTATCACCAATAACAGTTTCTGTTCCTAAATGTATTAAGTGACGTGTTGTAGGTGATACCAGAGATACTCTAGTAGCTGTTGGATTAGCTGATGTAGAAAATCCTGAGGTTGATGTAGATGCTCTTGTTGTTAATCTTGAAGCGTCCCCCGCATTCCATGTAAAAGTTTTTCCATTTGCAATTGTTGCAACTAATACCTGACCAAAATTACTTAAACTCCAGAGGCCT